AGGTAGAAAACTATAAGGTATATGAATCTCAGGAATATGTATTTCTGGAATACTTATCTCTGGTATTTCCAATTATTTCTTTAATGGTGTTGGTATAGATATGCCTGTTGTTTTTGGTAAACCTTTTTCTAATACATTAGGCAGCAAACCTTTTACATTACCCATAACTTGATTCATCATCTTTGCTTTGAACTGCTCAGATGTTACATACTTATATCCAAAGTACCCTCCACCGATAACTGAAGTTACCATTATGAATGAGAGAATACTCAAAACATTAGCTATCTTTTGAAACATGATAAAACTTGCTGTGATTAAAGCTATGTCAGTTATGAGCATAGCTGTCCTATTGCTTATTATAGGTTTATCGCCTTTGTATGTCAGTATGAGCCTTATGACAAGGCAAATGCAGCATAAAAATAATTAACTATTTACCTTATATAAGTTTTTGTTATAATTCAACTAACTTCACTTCCATTTTGACTTTTAGCAGAGTTAATTTGTAAGTTAAAAGTGCCAGATACGTCTGATAACACTTTTACGTCATGGATAAGAAGTCTGTAAACCCTTACTATTACTAGAAAAATGGCTAATGCCACAGTATCAAGGCTAGGACTTGTTAATAATACAGGTACAGACTTTGATGCGTTATTTTTAAAAACGTTTTCGGGTGAGATTCTAACAGCTTTTGCTGAAAATAATATTTTCAATGAAGCAATGCATACCGTTAGATCTATCGCAAGCGGAAAATCAGCACAATTCCCTGTCTTGGGTACAGCTACAGCAGCGTATCATACAGTTGGCACTCCTCTCGTTGGAGCAAACCAAATCAAAGCCAATGAAAAGATCATAAACATTGATGATCTATTGATATCACAGGCTTTTGTAGCGGACATAGATAGTTTGAAGAACCACTATGACGTTAGACAAACCTATAGTGCCGAATTAGGAAAGGCTTTAGCTAGGACTTTTGATCAAAACGTAGCGAAGGTAATCGCTAATGCGAGTCGTGCATCTACTACTCTTAGCGGTGGTAATGGCGGTGTTGTTCTAACTCTTGCTTCTGGTAATACTGCATCTGCAAATGTTACTGGTGATGAGTTAGCTGCTGCTATTTATGACATAGCTCAGACATTTGATGAAAGAGACATTCCTACTACAGATAGATTTGTAGTTTTACCACCTGCTGAGTATTACAAACTTGCAGAGTCAGCAACCAGAACAATAGATGTTGACTTTAACCCAGGAGGTAACGGTTCTTTTGCATCAGGTAGAGTACAGCAAATTGCTGGTATGCCTGTAATGATGAGTAACAATGTTCCACAGTCAAACGTTGGATCTAACCCATCAGGTGCAAACAACACATACTCAGGTGACGATAGTAAAACTATTGGACTTGTATTCCACAAATCTGCTGTAGGCACAGTTAAGTTGATGGATATGACAACTGAAATTTCTGGATCAGACTACAACTTAATGTATCAAGGTTCATTGATGGTTGCTAAGTATGCTCTTGGTCATGGAATCCTAAGACCAGAAGCAGCAGCAACAATTAAATTATCTGCTTCCTAAATTACTAAAATGGGGTATCTTATTACTAGATACCCTTTTTTTTATGCCAAAAGGAATAGGTTACGGTAGTTCCAAGACAAAACCTAAGTCTAAGAAAAAGAAAACTACTAAGAAAAAGAAAACCACAAAAAAAATGATGTAATTATGGCTAAGAAAAAACTTGGTTTATACGCAAACATCCACGCAAAAAGAAAGCGTATTAAGGCTGGATCTGGTGAAAGGATGAGAAAGCCAGGTAGTAAAGGTGCTCCTACCGCAGCAAATTTTAGAAGAGCAGCTAAGACTGCGAAGAAAAGATGACAATAGCTGCTACAACAGAATTACAAGCTATTAATGTTATGTTAGGTGCGATAGGAGAAGCACCTATTAACTCTCTTACAGGAACTTTGCCAGTAGATGTAAGAAATGCACAAAGTATTTTAAACGAAGTAAGTAAAGAAGTACAAAGTGAAGGCTGGTCATTTAATTACGAATATGATGTAGTTCTTACAAAGGATGCTGGAAATAGCGTTGCATTACCTACAAATGTTCTACGTGTAGATGTAAGTGTTGCAAATCATCCTGATATAGATCCTGTACAAAGAGGATTAAAATTATACGATAGAAAAAATCATACTTTTTCTTTTACAGAAGATTTAAAAGCTGAAATAGTATATTTTATAAAGTTTGACGAGTTACCAGAACCAGCGAGAAGATATATAAATATAAAAGCTGCAAGAATGTTTGTAGATAGAACTATAGGTGATGATGGTTTACGTACATATACACAACAGGACGAAGTAAGAGCTAGAGCAGTATTGTTAGATAGTGATGCTAGTATTGCAGACCATAATGTTTTAACAGGAGATCCATCAATCTCAGGTAAATTTGGTACATTTATGCCACATAAAGCATTAATTAGGTAATTATGGGGATTGTATCAAGAGCTATACCTACTTTATTAAGAGGTATATCGCAAGCTGCTGATGCTACAAAGCAAGCGGATCATGCAGATTTACAAGACAATGCAAATAGTAGTCCAGTCCAGGGATTAACAAAACGTAGTGGATCAAATTTTATTACTGCAATAAGTAATTCGACACTAGGTAATGTTCACGTACAAACTATAAATAGAGATACAACAGAAAGATATATAGCAGTATTTAGCAATGGAAATGTAAAAGTCTATGAATTAGACGGTACTGAATTGACAGTAAACAAACCAGATGGCACAGCATATTTAAATACATCTAACCCTAGAGATCAAATAAAAACAGTTACTATTGCTGACTTTACGTTTGTAGTTAATACGAGTGTTACTGCTGCAATGGATAGTACTTTATCTCCTGGTAACATTACACAAGCTATAGTCTTTGTAAATCAAGTATCAGATAAAACTACATATAAGGTTACTGTAAATGGTTCTACAGCATCACATGACACTTCTTCTGACGATCCATTAAGTACAACAACAGTAGCAACACAATTAAAAAATTCATTAAACTCTAGTTTGTCTGGATTTACGATTGCACAAAATGGTGCAGTATTACATATAAAGAAAAATGATGGTAGTGATTTTTCTATAGATGGTAATGATACACAAGGTAATACACAGCTTACTGTTGTAAAAAAATCAGTACAGAGATTTACAGACCTTCCAAAAGTTTCACCACATGGATATGTTGTAGAAGTAAAAGGTGATGAATCTACAAATTTCGATAATTATTACGTTAAGTTTGTTTCTAATAATAGTACTGTTGATGGCACGTTAGAAGAAGGTCAATGGGAAGAAGCTGTAGAAGCTGGTATTACATTTAAATATAATTATGCGACAATGCCACACGTTCTTATTAGGCAGTCAGATGGTAATTTTAGATTTGCCAGAGTAGATGGTGATACTTATACATCTAGTGGACAAACATTTACATTGCCAAAATGGGGAGAAAGGACTGTAGGAGATTTAGAGTCAGCACCAAATTCATCATTTATAGGTACAAAAATAAATAATGTATTTTTCTTTAGAAACAGATTAGGATTTTTAGCAGATGATAATGTAGTACTATCAAGGGTTTCAGAGTTTTTTAACTTTTTTCCAGAAACAGTTATTACAGTAGTGGATTCAGATCCTATAGATGTAGCTGCATCACATACAAAAGTAGCGATATTAAAAAATGCTGTAACGATGGGAGAACAATTAATATTATTTTCAGATCAAACGCAATTTGTATTAGCTAGTTCTTCTGATACATTAACTCCAAAAACTGCAAACATTATTGTTGCTACAGAATTTGAAAGTAGTGATTTAGTTGCACCTGTTGGTAGTGGTGCATCTATATATTATTTAACTGATAAAGGACAGTTTGCAGGTGTAAGAGAATATATAACGCAAGAAAAAGCAGCTATAAAAGATGCTGCAAATATTACTATTCATGTGCCTAGACTTATACCAGTAAATATATTTAAGTTTGCAGTATCAACTAACGAAGATGTTTTAATATTACTAGGTGCAGATGAACCTAATAAGTTATATGTAAATAGATGGTTGATAGGCGATAACAATAGAAAGATACTAAATTCATGGTCAACATATACGTTTAATGCAAACAGAAGTATTAAAAATATTGATTTTATAGGTACAGATTTATTTATTTTATTTGAAGAAGCTAATAAAGTTACGTTAGAAAAAATACCTTTTGAAGCAAATTTTAGAGAAAATTTTGCAGAGTTTGAGTTTCATTTAGATCATAAAGTAACAGAAGCTACTACTGGTGTTAGCGTGTCTTATAACTCAGGTACAGATGTTTCTACATTTACAGTTCCTTACCGTTTAAGAGCAAAGATGACGGTAGTGGGAAGATATTTAAATACAGGAGAAACGAGTACATTTGTAGATACGCAAGGTAATACAAAAACATTAAAACCAGGACAAGTATTATTAACTTCTAATGCTGTAGATGGATCTACATCAACAATTACTATTAGTGGTGATTATAGAAATAGTAAATTTATAATAGGTGAACCGTATGAAATGCATTATAGATTTAGTCAACAACGTCTTACTCAATCAGTTAATAATAATCAAGGAGAAGTAATTAGTGGTCGTTTACAGTTACGTAATTTTATTCTTAAATTTGAAGATACTGGATTTTTTAAAGTAGAAGTAACACCAGAAAATAGAGATACAAGTATTCATAAATTTACAGGTAGATTCTTAGGTGCTGCATCTAGTTCTATTGGTGATATAAAACTAGAAACAGGTACATTTAGATTTCCTGTTATGAGTAGAGCAGATAGAGTAACTATAGATGTAAAAAATGACACGTTTTTACCTACACAATTAGCGAGTGCAGAATACGAAGCACAATTTCATATGAGGAGTAAAAGAATTTAATGGGGTATTTACGTAAGTCAAATAATAAAGATTTAGATCATGTAATAAAAAACATGAGAGAAATGGATAAAATAGAAGCTTATTATCAAAGTGGTCAAACACCAGAAGATGCAGTAGCTTATAGTTATTTATGTAGTAGAATCACAATGACTGTTGCAGGGGATCAAGATCAACCAATGGGATTATGTGGAGTAGCACAAGATAAATGCATATGGTTTGTAGCTACAGAAGAATTATATGCAACAAAAAAATACAGAATACAACTTATTAGAAAAGGTAGAGAATGGGTTAATAGTTTATTAAAAGATCACGATTATTTATATAATTATGTTTATAAAGAAAATAAGAGTGCTATTAAATGGTTAAGATCTATGAATTTTAATTTTATTAATTTACATCAAAACTTTGGACATAAACAACAACCATTTTATGAATTTATGAGGATCGTATAATGTGTGTTTTTGCTGCACCTGCTGTTGCTGGGGGTTTAGGTGGTGCTGGTGGTGCTGGTTTATTTTCTGCTAGTGCTGCTAGTGCTGCTAGTGCAATTCCATTAACAAGTACGTTTGCATTACCATCTTTAGGTGCTGCTGCTACAATTCCTACATTATCTTTACCTGCTGGCTTCTTTACTGCTAGTGCTGCTAGTGCAATTCCATTAACAAGTACGTTTGCAAGTAGTAGTTTTTTAGGTTTAGGTTCTGCTGCTAAACCATTTTTATTAAAACAAGGATTTAATTTAGGTACAAATCTATTAACAGGTATTGCACAAAGAAGAGCAGCAAACGCACAGGCACAGTACGCATATGAAGCTGCTAGAAAAGGTGCTATAGCTGCTGACTTGGCATTTCAAAGAGAGGTAGAAGGTACAGCAGCAAGGTTAAAAGAAGAGAGGGCTTCTGCTGCACAAGAAAAACTTACAGCTACTATAAAAGGACTTAGGGCAAAGGCAGCTATAAGAGCAACAGAAAGAGCAGGTCTTACAATAGATTTACTATTACAAGATGCAGAGAATCAAGCTGCTAACTTAAGGGAAGCAATAACACAAACTATGGAATCACAAACTAATCAATATTCTAGGGATGTACAAGCATTAGAAGCAAAGAGAGATAGTAGATTTAATCAACAAGAAGATATACAAAATCAAGCATATGTAAATGCACAGAAAGCACCTACACTATTAGATACGATTGCACAAACAGCTAATCAAGGACTACAAGATTACGCAACCCTACGAGCTTTAGCATGACCGACTCTTACATAGGAACAGGATTTAAACCTGCTGCAAGGCCAAGAGACACCTTTGTAACTCAAAGTACGATTGCACCAGTTAATACACAAGATGCTATAAGTCAATTAGCGAGTGCATTATCAACAATAAATCCTGGATTAAATAAATTAATACAACAAAACATACAAGAAAAAGTTGCAGAAGATCAGGCAGAAGGACAAAGGCAAGCTATAGAAGAAGTTGTAGATAGTGGTGGATTTTTAAATGTTGTAGATAATTACAGAAAGAAAAATGGTAATGTAGCTGCTAATAATTTGATAGGTGGAAGTATGTTTATACAAGGTCAATATGAAAGAACAAAAGCAAAATTAGGAGAGCAGTCATTAAAAAATGCATTAGATAATGGATATACAAACACTTTATTACCTTATGTAGATCCAGAAACAGGAGAGACAAAAGAAAAACCTATAAATGCTTTTGCTCCTAATGATCCTGTTGTACAGGCTTGGAGGGATGGCATAGTTAAGAAACATACAGATAAGTTAGGTGATGTAAGACCATCATTTCTCAATAAGCATTTTTATCCAAAGATGCAAGAACACGTTTTTAATAATGCAAATCATCATATACAAGAACATAGAAAATATAACATTACAAGAATACAAACACAGTCAACACAAGTAGTTACATCATTTGCAGCAACATATTCCAAATATAGAGGTATTCAACCTTATACAACAGTAGAATTAGAACAAATAGAAAATGGTAGTTTTGAAGGTGAAGTAGATCCTAATCGTAAATCATATACAGAGTCATTACAGTTAGTAGAAAATTATGCAGAGGGACTAAGAAATCTAGGTCTTACAGGAGATAACGCAACAAAAACATTTGATATATTATCTAAATCTATTATGAATAATGCAAAAATATTAGCTGCTAGTGGTAATCCAGCAGATCAACAAGTAGCAAGAGATTTTCCTGTTGTAATGGCAAGTCTTATAAGGTATGGAAATGATGGTGGTACTTTAATAAACCATCCAGAATTTAAAGAAGAGTATGCAAAATTTCAATATAACTTTGATGACCAGGCAAGAAAAAGAATAGAAGGCAGACAAAAGCTTGGTAACACTTTTGCTAATCAACAGTTTGAAAAAGACATGAAAAATATATGGTATAAGACAGAAGAGGTGAACGGAAAAACAGTTGTAACTACTAGAACACCACAAGAAGTACAAAAAGAATTTATGAAACTACAAACAAAATATAGAAGTATTATAGATAAAGTAAACGAAAGAGGTTATGCCGATAATATAGAACTTAAAACAGATTTAGAAAAGCTTAAAAATTATATGAGTTATGGCTTTGGAGCAGAAGATACAAGTCTTTTATATCAACTTTTAGGACAAATACAAGCAAACCACTATACGTTAGATGATAAAGCATATCAATTAATAGATGCAGTACGAAAAGATATAGCAAAACATGAAACTATTGCAGATAGAATAGAAGATACAAAGACAGAAATATATAAAATTACTAACCCCTATTTTGGTAGTTTTGGGATGTCACAATTTAAGGGATTTCAATCTCAAAAAATGGTTAAATTTAATGTTGAGACAGATAAATTAATTAGACAATATTATTTTAGTCGTTTGCAAGTACAAAAAGATAATGACGGATTATATTTTTACGGACATGATGCAGTTGATTACGATACTTTTAAACAAAATATTATATTATCGGCACAAGTAGCACAAAACATAATAACTTACGAAGAAGCTTCACGAATAGATGGTTTTGTATATATGTATGATGTTACTAAAATACCTATACCTAGCAGATCTTTTACCACAACAAATAAAGAAGGAATACTTAGTGTTGTTAGACCAGGAGAAGAGGATAGACGAACAAGAGTACCACAATTTACAGGAGTAGGATCTAATATTATTAGAGATCAAAATACAGCTAATATTGCAGCAGAAAGAGGTCTCACATTTAATCCAGAAGCAAGTCAAAAAGAAGGTAGAGCAGTATTTGATAATCAAACGAGAACAAATAACAATACAGATGGTGTATTTAATGATGGATTAAGTACTGAAATAAAAAACGACAATAGCGAAATTAATAATGTTGTTAATAATGGAGAGAATGTAGAACAAGAAACTAATTTAAATGTAGAAGTAGAACCAGTAGATACAAATAAAGCGAATAGGGTGTCTGGTGCAGTATTGAAGCAACTGATAGATAGTAATGTTGTTACATTTAGTGCTGGTAGTTATGTAGATGATGACGGTAATGTATATATACCAAATGAACCTATAACAGTAAAAACAAAAGTAGGAAACAAACCATTAATAGAAAATAATAAAAATGTATTTGAACAAGATCCTATAGATGAAGGTGGTTATGTAAAGAGTATTTCACCGTCAGTATTTGAAAGATTACAACAACAAAATCTAATTAAGACTGTAGAAAAAGATGGTAATACTTTATATGAGAATGTAATGTCAGGTGAGTTGTATCAGGTACGAGGTGAATTACAAAACCAAAATATTAAAAGTGATATACCTGACGAAGTAAAAGTAGCACCAGGTTTTGATGCTAATCAGATACAAAATAGATCAAAAATACGTAGTGATGTAACTACAGGACTTGGTGCTAAAGATGGTGATCTTATTGCTATGAGTTTTACAGAAAAAAATAATGTCAAACAAAGACTGACAAAAATCATAAAAGACGTTGATGTAACAAAAATCCCACAAAATAAAATACAAGAAATGTTATTGGAAGTAGGGTTTAGTCTTAGAGAAGCAAGAATATTAGCAGCAGTAGCTATGGCAGAATCGAGAGGTGATGCCACAATAGATACAGTTAAGTCTGGTCTTGATCCTAATAAAGAAAATGAGTTTTCTATAGGACTATTTCAAATTAATATGGATGATAGATTTAAGGAACAAAGGTTAAAATTATTTGGTATTAATTCTATAGATGAATTGTATGATCCTATTGTTAATGTTATGGCAGCTAAAGCGGTATATGATGAACGTGGAGGAGGAGAAGACGGATTAAAAGCATGGTCAACATATGAATTTGGTAAATATAAAGATTTTTTATCTGACCGTACACCACCTGGCTAATGACAAACTCGAACCCAAACTTCAATCCTAATATTGATGAAACAGATTCAGCAGAATCTAATATAGATTCTATTGAACAGCTAACAGAAGATAATAAGCAAAATATAGAACTTAATACTTTACAGACAGATGGATTAGACCCTAAAGGTAAGCCTATAAAAAACAGAAGAGGTAGAATTGTTGGTTATGAAAATGATAAAGAAGAAGGTTTTGATAAAAATGCATATTTTGATTTTAAAAACAATAACTATACGAATCCACAAATAGGTAGGTCTGTAGTAAGGAACAACGAGTCAAATATTATTAGAGGTGAATTTAATCAACAAGATTTATTTGCAGAGTTTGAACAAAACATAAGACCATTATCTATATTTGAAAAATCATTTCCTAGTAATTTACGTTTTGAATTAACACGAGAAGAGAGAAATAAATTTGCTGTTAGAAAAGAAGATGGAACTATAGACCATGCAGCTACAGATAGAAAGTTTGCTGTATTAGGTGAGAACAAATATGCAAGAGCAGCAGTAGCAGGTGTATTAAATATTCCTAACGAGATCTATAAGATAGGTCGTTATATAGGTGGAGATAGAACACCTGATAATTTGTATTCTTTACAAGAGTTAGGTTTAGAGTTAGAAGATGACAAGGATGATTTTGCATATCAAACTACAAAATTCTTATCAGGTTTCTTATTGCCATATGCAGGTCTAAGTAAAACAGGTAAGGTTCTAAGTGGTTGGAAGATGCTTAAAGGTGTAAATGGCCTAGGACTTGCTAACCCTGCCTTCAGATCTTTTGTAGCAGGTAGTGTAGCTGAGACTATAGCTATAGATGCATATGACGAAAACTTCTTTAATTTTCTTATAGATGTAGATACACCATATTTAGATTTTGCAAAACCATTATTTGAAGTTTTAGCTGCTGATGAAACAAGAACAGAAGATTTAGGTGTTGCAAAATTAAGACAATTTTTAGCAGGTGGTGTATTTGGTGAAGTCTTAGGATATGGAGGTGCAAAGGTTGGACAGAAACTTATATTAGAACCTATTGGTTATGGAGCTAGAGCAACAGGTAATGGAGCTTTGTTTTTAGCAGATCAAGGAAGTCAAGTCATAAGACGTACAATGGATGAGTTTATGCCACCTACTATTCTTAGTAGAGAGCAGATAAGAAGTAGGACTATACAATTACTAAAAGATATAAAAGCAAATCCGAAAAGATTAGAGTTTTTCAGAAAACAAATAGATATTTTAAATAATGCAAATATTACTGAGACTGCTGATTTTGTGCCAGCACCTATGGCAGAAGAGCTTACAGAATTAGATAGAGTCGCAAGAAGAATAGAAGATTTAGAAGTAAGAGGTGATTTAGTATTTGCTGAAGAGGGTATAGGACTAGAACCAGATATTGATTCTATGGAGTATTACACTCAAAAAATATACCAAGAATTAAGTGAAGGCACATTAAACAATCAACGATTAGATGATTTATTAAGGCAAGAACCATTGCTTACTACTAGACAAAAGAAAGATCAAGCATTTACTAGAGTTTCAGAACGTATAGAAGGGTTACGTAAGTATAGAGGTATAGAACGTACAGAAAGGTATTTAAATGATTTAGCAAGAGATAGAGTTATAGGTCTTGATGAAGTAGATGAAATTAGAGATTTTCTTAATTTTATAGGTAGAGAAGCATTTGACGATATTGTTTTAGAACAAGATGCTACTCTTAGCAAAGCAACATTAGGTAACTATAACTTTAATAAATCCCTTATAAAACTTAGGAATACGACTATAAAAGAAGGTCGTTTGAGTGAAGTACTAATACATGAGTTATGGCATAGTCTTAGTAGAAACTTACCGCAAAAAGAACTAAGAAAACTTACAGGAGAGTTTGCTAGGAATAGAAATAAGTTTTTACAACAACATGAAGCAGCAAAAAAAGCATTTATAAATAAAACAAGTATTAAAGAAATGCAATTAATAAAAGATGCAGAAGCATTTAATAGAGGAGGTAAAGCAGCAAAAATTACAGCAGAAAATTTTAATGCAGTAGCTTCTAAGTACTACGATAAAGAATTTAAATTTGTAGGAGACAGTTATCAGTTTTTAAATATTGATGAATATTTTGCAGTTAATATGACAAAGATGTTTGAAGATTATGCATTTGAGTTAGAAACATTAGCACCAAAAGGAACATTTAAATATTTAACACAAATAGTATCAGAAATGTTTAGAGATACATTGGCAAGTATTAGGTCTGTATTGGGATTAGAGCAAACAAAAAATATATTTAATATGTATAAAAGAAGAATGTTTAAACAAAGGTTGAGTAATTATCCATTAGAGTTTCGTAATTTAGATAAAATTCCAACAGAGTTAGAAGCAACTCTTAATGCAAAAATGCCAGGAGATAAAGGATATAAAAGACCAAGAATAAAAGCTAGGTTTAATCGTAGGTTATATGGAGAAGGACAAGATATTACTATTGCAGAAAGGATAGCAGATGAATTATTAGAAGTAGATCCTAAAGCACCTTTTAGGATGACTAATGCAGAAGTTATAGGTTATGCACACGATAGATTACCAAAGCAAGTGTATAAAGATATACTTGCTGCTGCTGGTGCTATGAATACAGGTAATCCACAAAAAAGATTAAGAGTTAAATTATTAAGAGCATTAAATCTGCAAAAAGAAATTATAGATAATATGAAAAATAATATACCTTTGTTAGAAAAGTATGCACTTACAGGAGCAGAGATACCACAAGAAATAATAGATGAAGTCGCTATAGATACTTATCAATGGATAAAATTTAATACACCTACAAAACAGGTTGTTAGTGAAGTATCAGGTACTTTAAATTCAATAAAACTTGTAGGAGCAGAACCAGCAGAGGGAGCAATATCTACACAAACAGGAAGAAGAGCAAGAGCTAACAAAAAATTAAAAGGAAATATCAAAAAACAGGTACAAAATACTTTAGACAGAATAGAAGAAGAAGAACTATTACCAGCACCAGAAGAAATATCAAAAGCTATTAGTGATATGCAGAATAATGGTGATGTAGAAGGGATTTTGACATATGCAAGAAGAATGATGATACTAGCAGATAATCCTAAACAAGCAGGTAATTTTATAACAAAAGCACCATTAACACAGGCTTTATTTAAAACAGGAAGTATTGCAAATGAATTATTTATAAATAGTATTTTGTCTGCACCAGAAACACAAATAGTTAATACTATAGGTTCATTATTTAATGTTGCATTAGCTCCTGTAGATTTATTTTTAGGTAGTGGTATTGCTGATGCTGCATTAAAAGGTAGAGCAATAAAAGAATTTATAACTATGTTTTCGACATTAGATCAAAGTTTTAGATTAGCAGCTAAAGCATTACAAGGTGGTGAAAGTATTATTGATCCTCATCATATGCTTGGCTTGCAAGATGGAATGAGAGGTCGAAATAGATATGCAATGCAATTTAGTAATGAACTTAATAATCCATTAATAGCATCTATAAATTTAATAGGTACTGTATTAAGATTACCTTCTAGGTTTTTAATAGCAGGTGATGAGCTTATAAAGAACGTTGCATTTAGAAGTCATGTAACAGGAGAGTTTTATGAACAGGCTTATAGACAAGGTTTAAGAGGTAAAGACATTGAAAAACATATACAACATAAAATAGAAAAAGTTTTTGATATTGTAGAAAAACATAAATTTAGTACAGATAAAAAGAATAAAGATATTTTAGAAGCATATTTAAGAGGTATAGATTTTGCACAAGATAAGACTTTTACTTCACAAATAGGTGGTAATGGTATTACAGGTTTAGGTGGTGGACAATTTACAAGTGATGTAGCAAGGATAATGAAGCATCCAGCAATGAAACCTATAGCACCTTTTGTTACTACACCAGTAAATATAGGTAAGAGTGTTATTAGAAGAGCAGGTGTATCAATACCAGGTCAACCAAAAATGAACGCAAGTTTAGGAAGAATATTAGCAGAACATAACGATAGATTATTTAGTCCTGATATGGCTACAAGAATGAGAGCTAATGGCGAAAGTATTACAGGTGGATTATTAATAGGATCTTTTGTCAGTTTAGCAATGGCAGCAAATAATCCAGAAGCACCTATAGCACTTATAGGAGGTGGCACTACATTTAATCCTGATAAACGTAGGCAAAATCAATTTGGCTTTAGAGAGTTACCTTATAGTATTAGATTTTTAAAACGTACAAATGGTGTGTTTGGTGAAGTGGTAAGAAATGAAGATGGTTCACCGCAGTATGTATATATAGATTTTATTTCTAGGTTAGAACCTATAGCGTCATTACTTATGGTGTCTGCTGACTTTGCAAATGTAAGCAAGTTTCAAGGAGAAGAAGATGATAAAAATTTAGCAGCAACTTTACGTGTTTTAGTAGGTAATAATTTAAGTAATAAATACTTTATACAAAGTGTTGGAAATTTATTTGAATTAATGAATAATCCATTAAGACTAGAATCATGGTTACGACAACCTGCAAACTATTTAGCAGCAATTAGAGCTTATCCTATAGGTCTTAGAAAGAGTTTACGTAGAGCTAGAGGTGAAGATTGGACATCTACATTAGGTCAGGTATATGAGAATGGTAAATTTATTGGTAAAGGTATGGGTATAGAAAAAGGTGAATTAGATCCACAAGAAATAAGTAAAGTAGATGCTGGTAATTATGAAGAAGATTACTTTATGTTTAAAGGTAATGATTTAGGAAGTTTAAAAACAAAACGTAAACCATTTTTAATGAACTCATTAGACATATTAGGCACTATGATTATGCATACTGTTAATAACGATTTAGCACCTAGATTAGATCCTTTAACTGGTTTACCTTTTGAAAATTTTGGAACGATACCTTTTGTTGGTGGTGTTAGATATAGTCAAAGTAGTTCAGATCCTAATCAAATATTATTAAAGAAATACGATTTAAAATTAGTACCTGTATCAGATGTCTTAAGTGAGAATAGTAGTATGGTTGTAAGTAATGTAAATTTAAAAAATTCAGAATTACATACATTACAGAATTTAACTGCAAGTATTAAGATAGATACACCCTTTGGAAATAATTTACAATTCAACCAGGCATTATATAAATTACAGCAAACAAAAGAGTTTAAGTCTTTTATGAAAGCATTTAATACACCACAAGATGAGAGATTTCCTGACAATGAATCGTATGTAGAATTTCAAAATCAACAAAGAAGGTATATGAATAATATGATAAATAAACTATATAGAGCATATAAAGAACAGGCAGTAAATGTATTAATAGATAGAAAACGTGGACTTTTATCAGATGACTTTTATGATAGGGTTGAAGCTGGTAATAATCGTGAACGTATGCGTATTATGAACGAGCAATCAACCAACGCTAGTGTACAAAACATTAGTGGATTAGAAGATTTACTTAGGACTGTTTAATGGCTACTAACACTACAGCAACAGCTACAAATCACACAGGTAATGGAAGTACAAATGCTTTTGCAATATCATTTTCTTTTTTAGCTAATGATGAAGTAGATGTAACGGTTGGAGGTGTATTAAAAACATTAGATACTCATTACACTATTAGCGGATCAACAGTTACGTTTACGAGTGGTAATACACCTGGTAATGGTGTTGCTGTAAAGTTTCAAAGAGACACAAATATAAGTACAAAGAAAGTAGATTTTACAGATGGAAGTGTTTTAACTGAAACAGATCTTGATACAAATAGTGACCAGGTATTATTTGCACAACAAGAGATTACAGATAAATTAGCAGGGGTAGAGGAGGGAGCAACCGCAGACCAGACAGCAGCAGAGATAAGAACACTTACTGAAAGTGCAAGTGATAGTAATGTCTTTACTGACGCTGACCATACAAAATTAAATAACATTGAAGCTAACGCTACTCAAGACCAAACAATATCAGAAATCAAAAGTCTTATAGCAGGTAGTCCTCTTGATGCTAGTCATCTTGCAGCTAATTCAGTAAATACAAGTGAACTTGCAGATGATTCAGTTACATATTCTAAACTACAAAACGTATCAGCTACAGACAGAATATTAGGTAGAGATTCTAGTGGTGCAGGGGTAGTAGAAGAAATAACACCTGCCAATTTACGCACCATGATAAACGTAGAAGATGGTGCTACCGCAGATCAAACTAATGCAGAAATAAAAACAGCTTACGAAGCAAACTCTGATACAAATGCTTTTACCGATGCAGAAAAAACGAAATTAAACTCCGTTGAAACAAATGCTAAAGACGATCAAACTGCTAGTGAGATTAAAACTTTATATGAATCTAACAGCGATACAAATGCTCTTACAGATGCAGAAAAAACTAAATTATCAGGTATAGAAACAAGTGCTGATGTAACAGATGCAACAAATGTAGATGCTGCTGGTGCAGTTATGAATAGTGACCTTGATGGTAAAGGTGAAATACTTGTAGGGGATGGCTCTGGCGACCCTACAGCCCTTTCTGTTGGTACAAATGGATATATCTTAACTGCTGATAGTACAGAAGCTACAGGTGTTAAATGGGCTGCTAATGCAGGTGGTGGTGGTGGATCAGGTATTAGTAATGTTGTAGAAGATACCACTCCTCAACTAGGAGGAAACCTTGATGTTCAAACCAATGAGATAACAACAAGCACTAATAACGGAAACATAAAAGCAACTCCAAACGGCACAGGTTTATTTGAAATTAAAGGGAATACAAATGCTGGTACTTTACAACTTAACTGTGAAAATAATAGTCATGGTGTAAAAATAAAATCACCAGCCCATAGTGCTGCTGCTGACTATACATTAACTTTGCCTGTTAATGTTGTTAACGGTCAGTTTTTAAAAACAGATACAAATGGAGTTTTAAGTTGGGCTGCTGTTGATCTAACTGCTTTAAGTGCATCTAACTTAACCTCTGGAACAGTGCCAGATGCTAGATTTCCAGCTACTTTACCAGCAGCTTCAGCAGCAAACCTTACTTCTATACCAGCAGGTAACTTAACAGGCACAGTAGCAGATGCTAGAATTTCTGCTCTTACTGCATCTAAACTTACAGGTGCATTACCAGCTATTGATGGATCAAACTTAACAGGCATATCGGCTGGAGTAACAAGTGATGCTCAAAATAATACTGTAGGAGGAACAGGTGCGGGAGCTAGTTTCAGTGGAACTGATGCGACTAATAATACTTTATTTGGAAAAAATGCTGGAAATGCTATTACTACAGCCGATGATTGCGTTGCTGTAGGAGAAGATGCTTTAGCTGGAACTACAACAGGTAGTAATAATATTGGAATAGGTGTTGATGCTTTGAAGGCGAACACAACAGGAACAGGAAATATTGCAATAGGTAGAAGATGTTTAGATGCAAATATTGATGGTGATTTAAATGTGGCAGTTGGACAATCTGCTCTTGGAGCAAATACAGCATCTAACAATACAGCATTAGGTTATATAGCATTAGGAGCAAACACAACTGGAACTTCAAACGTAGCCGTAGGAGCTAATGCCTTAGATGCTAATACTACTGCTAATAACAATACAGCTTTAGGTACTAATTCACTAACTACAAACATAACTGGAGCAGCAAATACCGCTTTAGGTGCTCAAGCATTACAATCAAATACAGCAAGTAATAATGTAGGAATTGGCTATCTCGCTGGTAATCAAATAACAAGTGGAACGGGTAATACAACTGTAGGTACTTATTCATTAGATGCTTGTACAACAGGTGGTAACAACACGGCAGTAGGTACAGGTGCTTTAGGAGCAAATACTACAGCTAGTAACAACACTGCGGTAGGTAAGGATGCTTTAAAAGCAAACACAACTGGTGCGGGTAACACAGCGGTAGGAGTTAATGCCTTAGATGCAGTAACAGATAAAGGTAAAAATACAGCGATTGGATATAGTGCATTAGGAAACAGCACACAACAACAATGCACTGCTGTTGGTTATAACGCTGCCGCAAGCAACACAACTGGATATATTACTGCCGTTGGACATTCGGCTGGCGGTCAACATACCACAGGCGATCAAAATACCTGTTTGGGTAACAGTAGTATGCAGGCTTTGACGACAGGAAGTTATAACACTGCCTTAGGTCAAAATGCTTTATATTCAATGACAACCAGTAACCATTGTACCGCTATTGGAAGAAATGCACTTTTTTCAACTACAGGCGGTCAGAATACAGCTGTAGGAAAAGATGCAGGGAATTTTACAACTACGGGTAGCAATAATTCAAGTTTTGGATTTGATGCAAAGCCTTCTAGTGCAACAGCTAACAATGAAGTTACTCTTGGAAACGGTTCTGTTTCTACTTTAAGATGTAACCAGACGTCAATCAGTTCCTTATCAGATAAAAGAGATAAAACAGATATTATAAACTTACCTCTTGGTCTTGAGTTTCTTAACACTTTACGACCTGTCAAATTTAAGTGGCAAAGAAGAGAACCAGATGCAACTGATGGAACAGTTCGTGCTGGTTTTATTGCACAAGAATTACAGGCAGCACAAGGTGATAATGATTTTCTTGATTTAGTCATGGACAATAACCCAGATAAATTAGAAGCAAAACAAGGTAATCTTATACCTGTTTTAGTAAAAGCAATACAAGAACTATCTGCAAAAGTCACAGCCCTCGAAGCAGGGTAAACTGTAAACAAATCTATTTTTAATTATGGAAGAAAGAACCGCAGATGAAATCGCAGCAATCTTCTCTGCTGCTGGTGACAGCGTCACTCTAATTAATACAGATACATCTGCAAATGCTGGTGAAACAGATGCAGAATGGAAAGATCGTATTAAAAGAAACGTGGATCATCTTGAAATTATCAAGGCTTATAAAAAACTAGATGGAACAACTTCTATTTGGACAAGTGAAGATTTTACAGCTATAAATGCTGCTATTGTCACAGGTAAAAAAGTTTACGAATAATTATGGATTTACAGGAAAAATTAAAACAATTAAAACTGGAACGTGACCAGTTAAGCATTGCGTACCATGAAATCACTGGTGCAATGAAGATTTTGGAACAGCAGATTGCGGAGCAAAACTCATCCGAAGCATCGCAGCCATCAGATACAGAGGCATCAACCCAATCAGAAGAAATAGTGTCATAAATGTAAGTGGTGCTGGTTATGCACAAATATCAGGTTTACCATTTAATTTTGAAATAGGTTCTAGTATTTCAATAGGTTATTAAGCCAGCTTAATTACATTTCCATTTCTTAAGAGCTAGTCCTTTTCTTGTTAGTTTACCGCCTTTACTGGTAGCACCTTTAACACCTTTCATTCTGGCACAAAAAGATTTACGTCTTTTAGCAGCTTTACTACCAGGTTTAACTTTTCCTGTTACTGGTGCTTTGAGATTGCTACCTGTTTCTCTATTAATTTTATCTCTACCTTTTTTAGTAAGACCACCAGTTTTACTTTTATGCTCTTTGCGTAGCCTTACAGATTTTGCCATTAGTTAGATATACCAAATACGTTACTTTCAGCTAATCTTCTTTGTACTTCATGTTGAAAAGCAATATCAGTTTTGTATCTAGGATCTCTCATGGCAGCTACTACTTCAGCATTAGATCTAAATACTTTTGTATTAGGACTAGAAGAAGTCTGACCACTAATTAATTTAGGTTCTACACCCATTGCATTTCTATACCTGGTAAACATTTTTTGTACAGCAAGAGTAACTTGTGGAATGTTTCTCTTTTCAGCATCTACAACTTTATCAAACTCTTGTAATTCTTCTTTAGGTATATTGCCATCCATCCATTGCAGCATTTCTAAATACTTTTCTTCACCACCTGCAATACCTACAATATCTTCATACTCAGGAAAAGAAGGATCAGCAGCAGGTTGTGTGCCCTCTTGTGGCTGCAAACCATTTAGATAGCTATCTATAAGGTTACGAGGTAAACCTGTTTGTTCTAGCTGCTTGTAGTGCTCTTCTGTAATAGTTCCGTTGTTTTCCTGGTAATGTTTATTAATAGCAAAAGGATCTATTTCACTTTGTTCAAATAGTTCTCCTAATTTTTCTCCATACTGTTGTCTTGCAAGGTCATAATTTACAGAGCCATCTTTTTGATATTCAACTACTTCTTGTGCTACTGGTTCTTCTTTAGTCTTTGCAACATCACCTAGCTTACCTTCTAATTCTTTATAGCTTGCAGCTAAATCTTCTACACTATTAAATTTACCCAAGATCTTACCGTTCTCAGATGTGTTTTCATCAGCATACTTCTGCAAGTCATCTTGTGACATTGGAGGAGTTTCGTTTGATTGTAAAGATGCTTTCATAATTTTTTAGTTCATAGTAATAGTATTACCATGAGCAGTAACTTTTTCAACTGGCTCGCTAGGTTCTGGTGTATCATTGATACCTAAACTACTTACAATAGCTTTTGCTTCTGTAGTTTCTTTAGACGGTTTGTTGTCCTTCTTCGGTGACTTGTTGGTTGGCATTTGGTGTTACCTCATTTTGTAATAGTTGTGCTTCTGCCTGATTTTTAGGATCAAGTAATTTATGACCCTGTAAAGCAGATGGAGCTAAGTCCTTGAGTAGTTGTTGCTGTTGTTCAGCTTGCAACTCTTGGGCTATTTCTTCTTTTGATTTTATCAAATTTAAAGTTTCTATACCAACGCTATTAGCTAACCTAATAATTGCTTCATCTATATTCATATATCTCCTCATCACATCTACACCTAATGCTTGAGCTATAGTTCCTATAAACTCTATAAGTTTTTGTTTATCAGCATCCCTACCTAAACCATTTATACCTGTAACTATTTTAGGTCGTACTAATTTATCAGGTAATTTAGGTGCTTTACCTGCCCTTATAAGTAGATGTAATTTTCTACGTAAATATTTTATTTGAAACTCACTACTTAATACAGAATAAATCCCTCCTAACGTAGCTTCTAAAGCATTACTCATTATCTGTATCTCAGTACTGGTAACACGTTCTGCATCCCTTTGTATGCTCTTTGTCATAAGAAAAGCATCTTCTAATCTTTTTTCTATTGTTTGTTTAGCCTGGAAAGCTACAGCAAAATCATTACCTTTATTTGTTTGCAAGGTAGTTACATCAGTAGATAGTCCTTCTCTTACTGCCCCATTAGGTGCATGACTTACAGCTTTAGCAGAAGTTACACCATTAGGATTTATAAAATATACTGTACGTGCAGATGCAGCAGCACCTTCTATTATTGCTTGCATCAATGCTTCTAAGCTAATTAAATCTCCTTTATATTCATTTACATATGAAGTACCATAATTAGTATCAGTTTGAGTCCAACGTAAAACAATAAAAGGTGATACATCAACAGGAGAGATACCATCAGTACCAGGTATTTTTTCACCCCTGCACTCTTGAAACCATACATGATTATTACCTTGACGTTCTACTTTTGTATATATATCTATTTCTGCATCTTCCATTGAATCTGCGTCATAGTTTTCTTTTTGTTTTATTTGTTCAAAAAATTCTGGATCTAATGCTTTTGTAGATACAGACTCTTTTGTAATTATTGTTAATACATTACCTACCTCATCCCTTTGTACGACATAACGATCTAAATAATAAACCTTTAATCCATCTTCAGTTATGTATAACAACACATTACCTACAACTATTAAATGTTTTAGTGCTTCAAACATAGCTACTCTATCGTTGCTAGTTTCTATATCTGCCATTACAGCATTTTCTAAACCACGTAAACCTTTATCTATCTCAGCCATTATTTCAGACTGTCCACTTTTTTGTAGTTCTAATTCATCAATTATTAATTTAAAGAATGGTGTGTTAGGTGGTATTAAAGCCATCAACATTTTTGCTGCAAGGCTATTAGTACCAGCAGCCCCAAGAGCTTGAAACGGTGTTTTTATTTTTTGTTTTTTTGCAGAATTATTATTAAATAAACTAGGTATTGTTAATTTTGCACAGTCATCACCATCACGTTCATATGATGATCTATCAACTGTCAGAATGTTATATAAACTTTCTGCTGTTTTTTGTGTTTCCATTTTAGTAATTCAAATTGCCACTAGATGTACCACTAGATGCTAATGGTATTCGTAAGGAGCTAGTACCTAATCTTCTTCTTGTAGCTGCTGCACCTGTAGTTCTTGTACCTATAGTAGTACCATCAGTCTTTTTCTTTGTGCCAGGTTGAGTACTTGTTTGTTGTACACTTCTTTTTCTACCAGTAACAGGAGCATCCGCAGTTTCCTCTGGCATAGGAGGTGTAGGTCTTGGTTCTGGTAATGGAGGTGGAGAAGGTGGGCTACCGAAAATACACATTAAAATTGACCCTCTAATACTGGTTCACTAAGCATTGTTTCTTTTTGTCTTTCTTGATGTTTCTTTAGAAAATCTACAACTGATCTTTGACCAGCTTTGTACCATACTTCTCTATCAGTCCAACCTAAATCTGGTGGTCTGCTAGGGTAAATAGAATCTAAAGCATCTAGCAATTCATCAGTTAATACTGGTAAATCACTAGCAGACATAAAAAAAACTAAATAACTTTACTTTAATATAACGTGCAACCGCAAAATATCACACTCTTGGTTCTCAAAACGTAGGATTCCATAGCTTAACTTCTCCTGTAGTGTAGTCATAATCACCCTCTCTTAGTATTCTTACAAGTCGAGCATTTAATATAGCATCAGAAATACCATTACCTTTCTTTTCATAAGTTTTTACAACTTGATTCCACATAGATTCTAAGTCTTTACTACTGTCTAATAATTTATTAGCTGATACCATACCTAAACCTTTTATACCTGGTACACCATCTGTAGCGTCACCTGCTATTGTCATAGCCATAAAATTTCTATCCGCTTGTGATTTTGTTATTAGTTCTAATGTGTCACCTGCCAATAGTAGTCCTGGTATAGTTCTCATGTCTTTATCTACAGAGACTATAACTGGCTCATCATATCTACCATTTGTACTAAGCAAACCTAATACGTCATCACCTTCTAAATTAGGATAACTAATAGATTTATAAGTATCTTTTACTTCTTTAATAACATCATGCAAACCTAACGGATGTCTTTTATCTATTCTATTTGATTTGTATTCTGTAAATATTTCATGTCTAAAAGTAGGGTAACTTGTAAAACACATAATAAGATCATCACTACCTTTATAACCTTCTGTCTGTAAGACGTTTAAATAATATTTTATCTTAAAATCTATCATGCTCATTGCTTCACGTTCATCCATTATTAGTTGATGGTTATATCTGTCGTATCTAATATCATGTTGAGCAGCACAGCAACAAGAATAGATTAAGTAATCTGCGTCAATAAGTAATGTCATTAGAAAAAATTTGGTAGTGCTCTTAGTCGAGAAGTTTCAGAGTCGTACAACAACTTATCTACTTCTCCTGTCATTCCTGTATGCCTGGATTTTAATATCTTCATTTGTAGTTGTGACCTTTCATCAGCAGAGTTAGATAGCTGATTTCTAACCAACGATATGCAAAGATCCGACATTTGCACAAGTCCATGTGATCCACGAAAATCTCTTAAACTTACCTCCGCACCTTCTTCATGTCCTTTACCATCAGGTCTGCGTAAGTGTGTGACTACAAGTAAGCAGATATTAGTTTCTTCTATAAGACTACGTAGTTTTGTAGATAATATATCTAAACTTTTTCTCTCGTCATTATTTTCTATGCCAGAAACAACTATAGATATATGGTCTAATATCACTACATCTACACCATCTGTAGTAGCCAGGTTTCTTATCTGCGATAGTAATATATCAGGTTCTATACTTCCAAAATGATTGTATAAATAAAGACTACGTGTACCTGTTAATTTATCAAATGCAGCTTTCACAGCAGTTTTATCTATAGCGTCCTGTTTTAGATGTAGAGGTGTGTTTAAATCAATAGAAACCAATCTCATTAGTGACCTTTGTACTGACTCTTCTAGGGCTATATAACCTACTTTCAGACCACTCTTAAGAAAGTGACTGGCAAACTCTCCACATAATGTAGATTTACCTGCACCACTACCTGCTGCTATAGCAACCATTTGTGTAGGAAATAAACCACCAGTAAATTTATTTAATTCTGGATATGGATAATCACATATAGGTTTACTTGTCTCTTTACTAAATAAATCCCAAGCATCAGCAGCATTTATAATATGATCTGTTCTACAAGGTTGTGCTTTCCATAAAATATCTTTTAGTTCTTCTCCACGTTTTGCTACTAATAAATCATTAACGTCATTTATATCATCAGGTAATCTTGCTATCGCAGCTTTACCTTTAGGTAATACTTTTAGTGCTTTATCTGCACCAACTTCACCAGCATTATCATTATCAAAACAAATAACAGACCTACAAAATTTATTTATAAAATCATATTCTTTTGATAAATATTTAGCTGCTGACTGTACACCAGAAGGAACTGATACACAAGGAAAGCGGTGATTAAAAATTTGACTAGCTGCCATGCAATCAATCTCGCCTTCAAAAATTGACAAGAACATATCTCCTGTATTTTGTATTCTGCAATTTATCTGACCATATAACTGCACCTGACTTATATCACCTATCCATATAAATTTTTTGTTAGCAAACCTTACATGTTGAGCTATATCTACACCTTGACTATTTTGATATGTTGCTACCTGGCATTGCTGACCTTTGTATTCACTAACACCATATTTAAATAGTTCGCAAGTCTCTTTAGTGATTCCACGTTTAGGTAAGTCGGTGTATGTAACAGGTAATAGTTTCACTTCTTTTTTAAATACTGGTTGTTGTATAGGTTTTGAAATAAATTTTTTTTGTGGTTTTTTATCTGGGTAATAACTGTAATCGCAGTCAACAGAGAAACAATAAGCATGACCATCATCAAACCAAGCTAAATTATCTTTTGATTTACATTGAGGGCACTCAGTTTTTTTTACATACTTGCTTTGCATTTTGCCAATCTTTAATAAGTCGTTCTAATTCAGAAATGCGTTTCATAGCATATTTAATTTTATCTTTAGTTTGCATACCAATCGTCAGGAATAAATTTATCGCAATATTTAAACCCATGTCTCGTACACCATTTGGCATACGAGATAGAGTTTTTAGCTTTAGATAATTTAGTTTTACTGTTTTGAAAACAGAATCTAATATCTAGTTCGGGTCTAGCCTTCTTGATAATAAGATGCTTTCTTCTGTCCTCTTTTGAGAAGTACCCTTTTGTTTCAACAATAAAATTGTCGAGGATAAAATCAGGCTTGTAGCAGCAAGTAATTTCATAATCTATTTCAAGAGATTCATAGGTAAATACAATTTTCTTTTTTTTTAGTTTAGTAGCAAATTCTTTTTCAAACTTGCTTTTGTACTTATTACCAATCACTTGCACTTGCTGGTACTGGTGCAGATGGATCTTCAAAACTATTAGAAGTTACATTTTGACTAACAGGTTTAAATCCCATATCTTCTGGTGATGACATTCCATCCCAAGCTACAAAGTTTCTAACTATTACAGAAACAGGTTGTATTCTTAAACCTACTTCATCTAATTCAAAACCTTGCACACGTAGATATGCTTGACCTCTTGACTCAGGACTTATCTTATCAAACTTTGCTGACTCATCCCTTGTAAGAAAAACTACTTTATCACCTACTTGTTGTGCAAATTTTGGTGGTGGTAATTCAAATTCAGCACCTTGTTTATTAGTTCTTTTACCACTAGGCATACGACAATATACTTCTAATCCTTGCTCTGTCATTTTCCAATATTCTTTAGGTGCTCCATCTTTTGTACGTGACCAGGTATATTTTTTATCTGGATTTTCTCTATTTAATTGTTCCTTCCACTCTTTTTTATATCCTTCTAATTTATTAACCATAAACTCTACTGAGTTTTGTGGTTCTGTTCCTGGCAATCCTATATCAGCAGGTATAAATGTATCGTCTGGTTTAAATACAAGTGTTAGCTGATAGTAACCATACTTAGGTTCTGGTTTATATAACCATGCATAAGTTAAGTTTGCATAAGGTGTTGTCAACATTAAAGTTGGTGCTTTGTTTCCCATTGAGATTCATTGAATGTATTTTAAGAAACGTCTTATAGACGTTTTAGTATATTAACGTCAATACATATAGTGTCTAGGTATATCTTCAACTAAATACATATGGTGCATTAATTATATGATTCAAATCAAAGTTACCTAATGGTTTAAGGTTTTTATATAACTCACATTTATTAGACCAGGCATATAAATTTACTAAATTTTTCTTTACTTGTTTTATAAATGGTTCTATTTCTTGTGCGTTAGCAGCAAAACTATCATGTATAGTAACTAAACTTTTAAATCCTTTTGCTTTATATACTTCTGATAATGCTAAATGTACGTTAGCTGCGTCATAACTATGTACAAAATTAGGTGTAATACTATTTCTTATTTTCTTTTTATCTAATGTTTTAGTGTCGTATGTATAACATAACCATAAACTAGACTCATTAAATTTTGTTCTTACCTGTTTAGATTCTTTTATATAATAATTTTGTTCAACAATAAAACCTGATGGTGTAGTCCATGTTGTAGCTTGACTATCTTTTAAATAATCCATTACATATTTACAAGAAGGAAATATCTGATCTAATGCAGTTCTTATTTGTTTTACTAAAAAATTTAGATGACTATTTGTTATATTGTCATTCCATTTTTTTGTTTCTAAATAATTAATCATACCAAAATCTGTTCCACCGTAAGGGATCATAAGAATTGGTTTTTTTATTCTGTTTCTATCTAAATTTTTATCATTTAATAAATCCTTACATTTTCTTGTATCAGCAAAATTAAATCGTGACATATAATTTAAATTAAATCTTAGTTTTTCTAACACTAAACTATAAAGATCCTGTCTATTACTTTTAGTTAAATTAGTAGCTACAGCTAACTTCTCATCTTTTGTTAGGCAAGCTATATGTTGATAAGCATTATTAGTACCATCTAAATGTATAGGTAAACCGGTTTTATAATTACTATCATCCATATATTTTTTATATTCCAAACACCACGCAAGAAACTGAAATGGTTTATTTGCTTTACTCCATAATGTTACGTTACCTATAGGATCACTAGCGATTTGTTTTGCATATCTACTACCAGTATTTCTAACCCATGCACTACGTTCCATAAAAGATGCACCATCATTAGTCCATAAGTTATAACCTGCTATCTGAAACCATTTCATACTGTAGTCTGTATAGCTTAGAGAAACAGGTTCATCAAACAAATGTAGTGACCTAGCTAAATCATTACCTTGTGGATTTAGATGTGGTGTAACGCAATATAACCGCCCTCTAAAGTCTGATTGGAATACATGGTAGAAGGTTTTATCTATATATTTTTCAGCAATATTAATGATAGATAATATCAATAATCTTTTAGATCTTATGCTTGCGTTATAGTCATGTACTTTTGCAGCTTCGTATCTATATTTATCTCTAGCTACTTTATTTGTATCTATATCATGCGGTTTTGGTGGCAATGGCATAGGTTCGCAGTCAAGAATATCACTTTTGTTATCAAATAATTCTTTTACTATCCTTAAAATATCTTTATTTATAATCCAACCCACTTCTTGCAATGCATTTACAGCATTATAAAAATCTACAGGATTAGCTTTATCTAATTTATGCAGTAACTTTTTATTTTTAGTCTTTACTATATCTAATTTAGATAAACGTGGTGTATGATAACCACCATCAAAAGGATTAGTCCATTTTCTAGGTTTTATAATGCAAGGTTGATAATAAGGTACAGCAATATTTTTATTCATCTTCTGGTTATTAATCCATTCAATAGCACTATCAGTAAGTTGTAGATATTTATTTGTACTTTTACTACTACCTTTAGTTCTAACAACAGTTGTAGTTAATTTTATAGATGATTGTATAATCTCTACTAATTTTGCACCTATGCGTAATTTATCTTCCTGTTTCCAACCTTCGAAAATATGATTTGATTTATTCATATGGTGTATTAATACTTTACGTCTATATCTGCTATGCCTGGTATCTCTTAAATGATGTTTTATATCGTGAAAATATTTTTTATCACATTCTTCATAAAAACAATACCTTAATTCATCTTCTAACCTAGTTCCTATTTGTATCGCTACTGAATTAAATGTTCTTTTATTCCATGCTGTAGCACCATCTAGTATAACTTTAAGAGCTATAAAACTTACTACATATAAATCATCAAACTCACTTAACAAGTTTGCAGTCCTTGATTTACGACCTGCCTTACCTGACTTTGCATATTTTATAAATGCACTTAATTTTTTTGTTACCTTTTCTATTCCACAATAAATAATTCCTCTACTGTAATCATTTTCACTTTCTTTACCTTGCTTTTTATTTGTTTCTCTTATTTTATTTAATCGACTTATACCTAAATCGACCATACTATTTTCTAGTTCTACCTGATCTTCATAATTCATTAGCCATACCTACATACTTATGTAAATCGTCAGGTGAAAAGTGTGCGTATGCCATAGTTTGCTCTAGTTTGTTATGACCTACCCATTTACTAACTATAGGTATTGGTATTCCTTTCATAATCATTCTTTTTATAGCAGTATGACGCAATATATGAATAGTAAAAGTCTTATCTTTACCTTTACCTAAATCAGTTCTAACCTTATCCCATCCTTTATCTAACCAAAACCAGTTATAAGGAAATATATGTTCATTATCTTCCTTCCATTCTGCATATAAACTAATAATTTCCATACATTTATCAGTCATAGGTACAGCAATAGGATTATTACATTTTCTTTTTTCAAATAATATCTGTTTTCTATCAAAATTAATATCTCTTTTTTTTAAACCTAATAGTTCTCCTGATCTACATCCTAGTTCTAACAATACCTGGCATATATCTTTATGCTCTATAAACCCTAATAACTTAAATTTATTCCATAGTTCAATAATTTCATTATCATTCAAATGTGGAATAACTCTTTTAGTTCTAGGTAAATTGCGAGGAAAAGTTATATTAGTTTTATGACCTTCTTCGGCCATAGTTTTTAAAGTAGATTTTAAATATCCAGTTCGCATATTTATAGTGTCGTTAATATTTTTTTCTACGTTTTTACCGTAGTCTATTAACTTACTTACATCCTTAGATGTAATTTGATCTATCTTTTTATTACCTAAGATAGCTATGCATTGTTTTATCAGTCTTATGTACTGACTAGCGGATTCCTGACCGTTTTTATATCGGCCATAATGTGTCATCATTGCTTCATGCAATGTAGGGATTTTAGTTTTTGGCATTTAGTAACCTGTTTAGTTGTTGCTGAGTTTTATCAAATTCGACAATATATTCCTTCATAGTTATCTGATTAGCTTCATCTTCCCAGACTCTAGTTAGTTCAGCTAATTTAGCTTCTAACTTTTCTATCTTGGCAAGTCTAGCTTTTTTAAAATCTTCATTTAAAAAGTTCAAAGAAAAATAATTTAACTACCTGTATAAAATTTAATTAGATCATTTTCATAATGTATTTCTTCTATAAATCTATGATCTCCAAATAAACTTTCTCCTGTACTATCACAATATTTAATCATCATTTTATCTATAGCTTTCCATATCTCTCCAATAGTTCTATTCTTAGCTCTACCAACAATATGATCGGTTATTAA